ATGAAGTACCACCCTAGTGTTTTCTCAAGCTTTCACCGGCAGGATCAAGCTTGGGAAGCAGTTAAGGGTCTATGCCAAAACAAGAAGCTATCGCTTCCCGAAGGGCACGCAGTGTTGAGTAGCGACCTAAAGGACGCCACCAACGCTCAGCAGTGGGCAGTGACAAAGTCACTGCTCCGCGGTTTCTTAGAAGGATATGGAATGTTTTTCAAATCCGACTATACAGAACTAGTGATAGACCTGATAGGGCCTAGACTAATCCTTTTCCCAGACGAGACAAGTATTCTTACCCGAGTAGGAATTATGATGGGTGAGGCGATAGCCAAACCATCACTTACGCTTCTCAATCTATCGATTGAGGAGCTATCATTCCTCGAGCACTGTGGTGCCGAGGAATTACTATGTAGAGACGATCCAGCTCCTCATAGGAGTTGGAGGTACTGCCACATAGGAGGAGATGACCACCTCGCTATTGGCGAGGTGGCCTACCTTAAGCGGATAACCCATAATCATGGGCTGGCCGGATCCCACATATCGCCAGGACAGCATGGCTATTCTAGGATATGTGTGCGCTATACTGAGAGGTTGATAAACCTTCAGAACATAGCTCATAAACAACCCTTTCACAGAGAAGACTACAGTCTGTCCATCATAGTGGACTCCGTGAAGGTGAGACTTCTTGAACGCGGTCAATCGACCATGCTCAAGAAAGACAACAAGAACGTTGCAATTGGTAAATCGCAACAACTTGGAGGATGTTTAGAGTGGCTACCTAAAGATAGCCGATTCTTCACAGAAACGAAGAAGGCAAGTATACGAGCCTTATTCGTCGAAAGGATGGGAAGTTTATTGCCTAGAAAGGCAGTAAACCCCCGAGCCTTTGCAGCCATACACCTCCCAACCAAAGTTGGGGGGTATGGTCTAGGAATGAGCCATGAATTACAACAGTTCTTCGAGGCCAGCCCTGAGCCCACAAAGGGCCTTATATATAAGGCTTTCTATGGACTTGACGTGAAGAGTGATCTCCGGATATTCCGGAAACTCAACACAAATACCGCAACCCGTGGCGTAGAAAGTATTCTAGAGCTACAGGAGCGTATCATTGATCAGTTGTCCGATTGGCCAAACATGATCAACGCAATAACATGGAAGGAACTTAAATCTAAGTTCCCGGATCCATTGAATAACGCGAAAAGGACAATCTCCCTCGCCGCGGATAGCGGATACCTCTCTATTGAAGAGTTCGCTAAGAGAGCCACCAGAGGAAATCTCTTCCAGGAGCTCTTACTTGGGAAGAAGGACCTAAAGACCTTCAACACAAGACCATTTGTCCGAACGTATAAACATATAGTATGGACCTATGCTGAGGAGAACGGCCTATTCGATTGGATAGACGACAGACCTCTAACATCTGAAGAAATCGCGGCAGCGATCGACCAGATGGTACCACAGTGGTACTTTGACGTTAATCAAATAACCGCTCTGGACTACGGTCATTGGGATCCGGAGAATCCGGAAACCGAGACCTGGGACTTTGGGGAGGATACCTATATTAATAAGTATACTCAGGGACTACCGTCACTGAACATTCCCCCCTGGAGATTAGGTGTGAAGATTGATAAAACTTCACACTGAAATGATAAAGGACCTTTTGGGTATCCCGAAGGAGTTAACCAATCCCTTACCAATGCAGTTCGTGCTTT